AAGGGTGTTGTTAAATATGATAAATATCAGTCTTTACAGAAATAAATTCAACAAATTCAATTTTTAAAATTCTTTTATTAAGTTTCTTATTATGTCAATCCGATGTAAATATTTAACATGTGAAAAATTAGATTTAGAGCAATTCAAATGCGTAGGATATGCGTGTGATGATATGAGTGTTGAGCGAGAAAAAGATAAAACTTACAGTGTTACAGAATACATCGACAAAGATGATCCAAGATTTGGATATATTCAGTTGTATTATTATACGAATCCTTTACTTTATGTGACAACACCACCGATGAAATGTTTATTCGGAGTAAAGAAGAAGGGAAAAAATAATTTTGAGATGAATTTACAGTTCACAGATTATGAAGAAGATTCTACGATGGGTCAATTCTTTGAATTTATCCAAGGTCTTGAATTTCATGTGATGAAACAATTGGGATTAACAGAGGAAGATGCTGATAGATTTGTGTCTCAGATTAAGTATGACAGAGAAGAAAAGTATGATCCGAATCTATGTGTGAAATTACCTTTTTTCTACAACAGATTTTCAACAGATTTATACTCGGATTATTCCTCAGCAGTGAATATTTTTCGCATTCGCAATTTCGCAAAGATGGAATGTGATATATACATTGATAAGATATGGAAATTTAATGATCAATTCTATATGAAATGGAAATGCAAGGTTATTCACTTGCTTTAAAGATCTTCAAAGTTATTTAAAGTTGAACTGTGATATCACAGATGGGACAGGTTTTTTTCTTGACAAACCACCGATACAGACAAGTTGTATGATACATATGACCACATTTTACAAGTGTTGCGTGTTCTCCACTTTTGAACTGTCCCAAGCAAATGATACATTCAGTATCTTTCAAATCATTAATGACCTCATAATCAACTAAATCAGGTTCCGGCACAGGTTCTGGTTCAACGTTATTCCTATCCAGGCATAATTTTTTAATGAAATTTTTAAGTGATAGCATTGAAGTGTTATCTTATAAAGGATAACACTTTTTAAATTATTATGATAACGTATTTCAAAGATGCGTATTTCAAAGTGCGTATTTCAAAGATGCGTTTCTTTAAAACAGATTTCTTCTATTGAATGATAAAATGAGTGTATTTCCTTATGCGGATATTGATTTTAAGAAAATTAATTACGTGAAACCGGAAAAGCACGGTCTAGTTTATTATGCTCCAATCAATTACAATAATGAACCCATGTATCTTCAAAGTCCCAAGATGGTGTGTCGTTCCAATGGAGTAGAGGTTATTGAGAAGAAAAACAATCAGTTTGATATGGAAACGATGAATATGGATTATAGTTTTTATGATTTCTTGTGTAATTTAGATTCTCGGAATATTAAAGAAACATTTAAGAACAATCAAGGCTGGTTTAACAAGGATATTCCATTGGAGGTCATAGATGATATGTATAAACGCACTTGTAAACCAGTGAAAAAGGATGCAAAACCCACATTTACATTTAAGATTCCGGTTCTAAAAGGAAAACTACAGTGTCAAATCTATGATCAGAAAAGAACATGCTTGGATGTTTCAAAAATTACAGATGGATGTGAAATGTCATTTATTTTTCATATTAAGGGTTTAAAATTTTTAAAGCAACACTATTATTGTGATTGTTATATTTCGCAGATTAAGATTTATATGGATACAAAAGCAAATTATAGCATTTTAGAATCCTATGCTTTTGATGATACAGAAGAAGAAGCCAAAGAATTAAAAGAATTGGATGCGGATGTTGCATTAGATATAGAAATTATGGAATCTTTGAATACAGAAAAGAAAATAAAGGAATTAACGGAAGAATTAAATAAACAAGAACAGATTTTATCAGAAACTCAAAAACATGTTGATGAATTAAAACAATCTTTGAAAGATTTAGGTTAATGATGAAGGATTTATCTTAAATTTTTTTTTATTTTGTATATATATAAAAATGGCTTTTGATCTAGGAGAATGGTGTAGTGATAACCAAATCTTATGTTTAGTCCTTGTTGTTGTTGTATTGCATTGCACGGGATTACTCAATAATCTTCTTCAGTGCTTTGGCCTTGAGGGTTTTGAACTCAGCGCATTCGGTGATGGTGATGGTGCCACCGGTCAGATTGCTGCCGCGGAGGAAGGTCAGCAGGAAGTTCAGCAGGCTGTCACGGGTCTCGGTCGCACCCCCTCTTCGTGCTATCCTCAGCAGACTTTGAAGCCGGAGGATTTGTTGCCCACCGATGAAAGCAAGGCTATTCAGGAATTCAACATCGCGAAACCGGTTGGTGAGGGTATTCTCCAGGGCGTCAATCTTTTGGATGCCAGCTATCATGTTGGTGTCAATACTGTTGGTCAGTCTCTTCGTAACGCGAACAGACAACTCAGATCGGAACCACCGAATCCTCAGGTCAACGTTAGTCCGTGGATGAACACCACGATTACTCCGGATCTTCCCCGCAGACCGCTTGAGGTTGGTGAGTCATGCCCGGCTTCCGCTTAAATATTATTAACTCCATAATAAATGTTAAATTTGATATTATTTAAACACAAATTCCATAATACAAGTTATTCATGGAGGAAAAGTTCAAGGCGGATCCTTACAATCCCAATAACAAATTAATTTCTGAATCAGACATCTTGAATATTATGAAATCTCTCGATATTCAAGATTTTAAGATAAATAATTTATCTCTTTATCAGCAAGCATTTGCTCATAAATCTTATTGTCCTATGAAAGATTATGAGGAATTTACAAAACCTGATGATTGTTTACCACTACAAGATAAATCTTATGAAACACTTGAATTTCTAGGAGATGCTTTCCTAGGTAATATTATTGCGAATTATCTTTATCAACGATATGTTCATGTTCACAATCAGGATGAGGGATTCTTGACGAAACTCAAGATAAGATTTGTCTGTGGAGAACAACTCGCATATCTGTCGGGTGCTCTACACCTGAATCAATACATGATCATTTCCAAGCACATTGAAGAGAATTGTGATGGAAGAAATAATACAAATATCTTGGAAGATATTTATGAAGCACTACTGGGAGCTATATCATCGGATACAGGTTCTTATGAAAAGGTTCAGGAATTTATCATCAAAAGCATTGAGAAGCACATTGATTTTTCGGATATTCTGCAAAGAGACAATAATTACAAGGATCAAATATTAAGATATTTTCAACACAATTTCAAGGTTCATCCGACATATGAAACTATCAAGGATGAAACGCGGAATATCTTCATTTGCAAACTCTTTAAGGATGATGAACTAATAGAGATTGGTGAGGGTCAATCAAAGAAGAAATCAGAACAAGCAGCATCTAAGAAAGCTCTCACTCATTTTCATGTTCTATCCGAAGAAATTTAAATGATACTTAATATTATAATGCCGAGTGATCCTGAAGACTCTACTGAAAATCCTTTGGCTGACTCGCCTCCAAAAGATGAAGATGAAGATTTTGAACCCGAACCAGAACCCGATCCTGAACAAGTAACAGAGGAAGTAGAAGGAGAAGAAGATGAAGATGAGGAACAAGAGGGACAAGGGGGAGTAGAGGAAAAGAAAAGTAAATTTTTTGATAAAGATGATGATAGTGAAGACAGCGACAACAGTGACGATGATGATGTATTATCGGAAGAATCCAAGATTGTCCCTGTATCCGATGTTGACGCAAAAACAGTTTCGCAACACAGGAAGGCATATGTGAAATGGTTAAACGAAGATTTTTACAAAATGATCCAAAGATTAGAAAGAGAAGGAATTCGCAATAAGAAATCCAAGGATGAAAAGACATTAAAAGTATATCAGATACTCGTTCAGAAATATTTAGGAATTGAAACACCTTATCGGGGATTACTTGTGTATCATGGTTTAGGAACAGGCAAGACTGCTACTGCTATTTCTTTAGCAGAGGGGTTATCGAGTTCTATGAAAGTAAATACATTACTGCCTGCTTCATTGGAGGGTGAATTTATTAAGGAAATCCAAGAATGGGGAAAAGGAGAGTTAAGTAAGGATAATCGGTGGAAATTTTATGCTGTTGGGGACTTACCCAAAGAATATCTTGAACAATATGGAGATTACGTAAATGATAAATTTATTAGGAAAGTTCAAAATTCTACGATTACAGCATTAAGAAAGATATATGTCCAAGATACAGAGTTGAGAGATACAGAGATAGACAAAAAAATCAAGTCGATGAAGAAGACTATTAAGAGTATTAACGGATTATGGATAGCTCATTCAGAAGGCACAGAATTAGAATCTATGGAGGAACATGAACAGACCTTTGTTTTACAGCAAATCACAGCATACATTCATTTGAAATATAATTTCATTCATTACAATCCTTTCCCTAAGGTGAAGAAGAGTTCAATTAAAGAATTTCAAGAAGCACCTGACGATGAACTTGAGGAGGGTGAGGCCACAGAGGATCTCTTACTTGATCCCGAAGAATTAAAAGATATTCAGACAAACAATCAGCGTATTGTAAAGGATTTAACAAGGAAATTGAAATACAATCAGAAAAATCACAATATTAACTCACCGTTTTATGATGAGGTATTGATTATTGATGAAGTTCATAATTTTGTAAGAGCAATTTTAAATCCTGCTTCCAAGCCATCACAAATTTTTTATGATTGGATTTTGAATGCTGTGAATGTGAAATTAGTATTTTTATCTGGAACACCCGTGATTAATAAACCTTGTGAGATAGCGATTTTATACAACATGCTGAAAGGTCTTATTAAGGTATACACATTCACCGTCAAAAGCGATAAAACTATCGAAGAAATCAACCAAAAACTTACAAAACAGCTCTATGCTTCTCCATCTCTTGTTGAATTGTTTTATGTTTCAGAGGTGAAAGGTAAATATTTACTATCATTTACTCAAGAACATAGCGATTTTGAAAATCTGAGAGATGAAGAAAGAGACGTAGTGTATACTATTCAGAGAAGCAGAGAAGATTTATCAACCTTTACGAGGTTCATTGGTGAAATATACAAGGCGCTTCATAAGGTCTTTGGAAAAAAAGATGAAATTCTTCCTTCACAAGATATGTTTGAAGATTTAGGTGAAAAGGGACAGACGCGTCTTTACAGAGGGAAGAAGCACGTTTTTGACAAAGATCTAGATGTATCATTTAATCGTCAGCAAAGATTATTTGATATTTATGAAAATGATTCTACAGGAGAAAGAGTGATTGATGCTACGAAGAATGAAGAATTTATGGCGTATTTCTTTGAAGATACATTGGAGATTCCAGAACAAAAAAGAGTTCTTTTGAAACGAATGCTGATGGGTTTGACGACATATTATCCGATTGATAGAACATCAATTGTAGACATGCCACAAGTCAAGGAACCGATGATGGTGGATGAATTTTACAAGGATTTCACGATTGTTAAGAAATTAAATGTTGTGCCTTGCTTGATGAGTCAAACTCAATTTGAAAAATATGCGGAAGCATGGGCATCAGAAAAGACACTCGATGCGTTTCGCAAAATGAGAGGAGCAAGTGATTTATTCGGAACAGATGTTCCTTATCATTATCACACAAGGACGAGACAGAGTTGCAATATGGTATTTATTGAGGATGACTTTCGTGTAAGAAAGAAAACCGAGGAAAACAAATCAGATTTAGAGGATCTTAAATCATCGGTTTACGATGGATTACTTGCTTCAAAGAGTTTATCGTTAACGAAAGATTTGAAGATTTTGTCTCCAAAGATGTTTCAGATAATGAATCATATGCAAAAGTTTATGAAGGATGGTAAACCGACAGGCAAGATATTATTTTACAGTGATTTTAGATCGGATGCTGGTTCAGAAGCTTTTGAATTGGTATTAAAGAGCAATGGATACAGCAGATTTGATGGCGAATCCAGGCTGACAAAGAAAGCATTAAGATATACTTTTATCACAGGAGCGGAATCAACGGATGAAAGAACAATTAGCAAGAAGGTGTTTAACGATGAAGAAAATAAGCATGGTGAATATATTCAGGTGATATTGATTTCAGCGGCAGGTGCGGAAGGTATATCATTAAAGTGTGTAAGACAAGTTCATATTTTGGAACCGTATTGGAACTATGTAAGAGTTGATCAGGTTTTAGGAAGAGCAATCCGTATGAAATCTCACGAATTCTTGCCGAAAGAAGATAGAAACGTAGAGCAATATTTGTATTTATCTGTGTTGCCTCTGGGTATGAATTATGAATCAGTATATGAAACTATACGAGATGATCCGAATAAGACATGGAATCTACCAAGATGGGAATCAAGAAATTTAAAGTCTGAGTTGGCGCGAATGGAAAATAAAGAACACAAAGGACTTTTAGATTCAATCATCAAAATCAATACCGATGCTGAAGGATTATCATCTGATCAACATCTTTTTGATATTATGGAGAAAAAACATAAAGTTTCATTAGAAATCAATGATATCATTAAGGCTTCATCATTAGATTGTATTCAACACACACGAGATGATCCTGAATTAAATGATCGTTGTATTCGCTTTGCTGATAAATTAATCGGTGAAATAGCATATTTCCCAGGCGTATCTGCTTCTGTCTTAGACAATATTGATTTGATTCAATTAAAGGCCAAATATCTGTATCATATTAAGCCTAATATATACGTGATTTCCGCACAATCTGAAAAGGGAGATCATAATATTTTCGTTTATTATGAGTATTCGGGAAAGAAAGACGATCAAGAGATTGACGTAAGATATCTCAGAGAAAATGGGACGCGTTTAGCAGATGTCTATCTTGATACAGAGATGGTTTTGAATTATGTTCCTAAAGATCATTCATTTAATTCAAGATTAGGTAGTGAATTTTCAGTCTTTCAGGAGATTTATCGTTTGCCAAGAGACATTATTGAAGCTTACATTAGTGAAGATAAATTTCCACCACTCAACAAGATATTCACTGAAGACAATCTTCATGGATACAAACTGAAATATAATGTAAAAGATACTTTCTATTTTATGGGTACGGAAAGTATTTTAACAGAAAAATGCATTCAAAAAGTATATCCTTACGCTCTTTATGAAGACGCGGGATATATTGCAGAGGATATTACAACAAGAGTTATTTACAAGGGTGAACTATATATTCAGGAATAAATCATATTTTACCATTCAATGTCACATTGTGATCTAAGGAAGTCAAAGCATTCAGCTTTCTAGATAACTTCTTGTCTTCAAAGAGCAAATATTTGCCGACAACTTTCTTTACGAAAAGTGATGTTTTGATGTTAATCTCTGCTTCGGATTCAATACTGAATAATCCTACTTCTGATCCGGGTTCAAACTCAGATGTGTCTTTTAATTCAAGACACAAATAGTCTATATTCTCATACTTAATTTTCTTTCTTTTGACAATCTCATAAATATCGGATGTTTCTAAAGGATTATTCATGAGATAATTTCTTATTTGAACTTTCAGAGTCTTCTCACACTTTATTTTATCGGGAAGAACAGATTCATACGTTATATATTCTTTATCATTGAATGCATTTGTGTCTTTTACGGAGAACACTATGTTTTCTGTATCATTAAAGAGAACATTCAAATTGGGATTGCTAAATAGTGAATTTGCTGAATTGTTAGAATTCTTGACAAGTGTCAAAGTCGTCGGCATAAATTCCGTGAAGTTTACATTGATCTCAAAATTGTATCGGTTCAAAGATTTTGAAAGTCTTTGAACCGAATAAAGAACAATATACTTTGATGAAGTATCTTGAACAATTGTAGCGCTACTTTGGAATGCATTGGGAGTCGCTGATGCAGATTTTGACACAGATTGTAACGATTTTTGACGAATATCTTTGAGTATTAAAGAACCGATGGAATTCAAGACTTCCCGATTAAGATCAATGATATCATCTGTGTCAATCCGATGAAATACGGAAGCGTAATGATATCGATATAAATTGATATATTTTTCATCATTTTGTATATTGTAACCTGTTTCTTGGAGGATACTCTTGAATAAAAGATCGTACATGTAATTCTTGTTTTGTTTTGAGAAATACATATCGTGTAAAGACATATGAATTTAAGTATGAATTTAAGTATGAATTAATAATATTCTTTAAACAAATTATCCTCCAGCGCCGCTCGCTAAGTAATCGCGTTGATTGCTTTCACTAAGATTTCTTCCCCTTTGTTGTTCAGCTGCACGGCTCCCTATACTTATCCGTTCATCATCACTGGCATCTTCCGGTACAGCCGCCTCAGCTTCCCGTCTCGCGGATTCTACGGGGTCATCCCTATTTTCAAATGGCATTCTTGTCGTATTTGAACCCCAAGTGCTACTTCCAGTTGGCAGGGATGATGGACCGGTCTGTTCGCCCATTGACGTTCGTTCCATTCTAGCGTCCTCATCATTTAATGAACGACTTCCACTCGTATTTATCAATGAATTATCAATACTATTCTCGATAGAGTCTTCGGGAACTGATACATTGCCTGACCTCAGGGGTTGTTCAAGGATAGAATCTGTGGGAAAAGCATCCATCGGTTGATAAAAATCATAATCCGGTAATAATTCATAGCTTTCATTCGCTTGAACGTCGAAGTATTTACCACCACTAGTAACACCAGTATTTCTTCCAGGGAAAATGCCGCCGATAATGTCTTCCAACGTGGGGCAATCTGCTGTGGCACTGCAATCTGGGCAGGGCAGACATTCATTATTTTCGGGACAATTGCAATCAGGGCATTGAGGGCAAGCCTCTCTTCCAGGAATATTTACATCTGGCATACTTACATCTGGACATTTGGGGCAAGCGGGAATCTCTGGATGATCAGGGCATTTAGGACATTCTAATTCCATTGTATTTATCTCATTTTGTAAGGAAGTGATTTCTGCGTGAAGTTCATCAGTGTTCGACCCAATATAATAAAGCATGGCGCCGATGATAAAAATACAGGCTAAAACCAAAGCTTGCAATCCCAAAATATTGTCTCTTGGATTATCAAAGAAATTGAGCATCTATAGTATTGTATTATAAAATAAAATAATTATTGAGTTATAATCATTAACAAAGATATCAAAAGGATATCAAAAATCATCAACAAATTAAAAATAATTTAATTGGACTATATTTCGTCACTCGAAATAAATGCTTTATTCCTTAATTCTATCATATCTTCGTCTGTTGGACTGCTCTTAAGATATTCATCAAATGTCATTTGACCGGTCAAAAGTTTAACCAGAAAATGAATCGCATACATGCCACATTGACTATCACCCTTTTGATGAGAAATATGATTGTAACGATAATATGGTCGTAAATTACATATGCGAGCTTGTTTCTTAACTTTATTGACTAAATCTTTAATTTCTGTCGGTGGTTCTCTTCCGAAACTATCAAAATAATAAATTTCTACTTGACCTCTACATTTTGGATTTTTCTTGCGCTTTGTTTTACATTTCTTACGTCTTGTCCTGATTCTACGTAGAGGAACAGATTTCCCTGAATTCGGTTTTATTTCAATAAACATCGTGATCCAATGTTCTCCATCTTGGTGGCTTTCATCCGTATTAAAGACAATGCAAATTTTATTTTCTTTCCGGTTCATATGTTTTCTGAGACTAAAAGAACATAAATCACTAACAGAACATTTTCTAAAATCAATCGGCACCGCTCCATAAAAATATACATCATCATGTGCATCAGCATATTGTTCTAATACATCTTCAATATCATCTGTTGTTAACCATTCATTGGGATCTTCTTCCATTTTGGGGCGCATCTTGGGTCTAAAATTATCCTGGGCTTCTTCAATTTCATCTTTCTTTAATTTACTAGATGCTTTATCAATCCAACATTTTTCAGAAGTACAATTCATTTCTTCCATTTTTTTTGCGATTTTTCCATGAGTTTCTTCAGCGGTTGAACCTTTCTCTACACCCACAGCCTTAGCTATATCTTCTATATTTTTACGATCCAGACAAGAACCAGATACATCAGAATCTCCTGGAGAACAATGCTCAGCTTTAAATGCTCTTTTTCTAGCGCCGCCTTCAGCACCTCCTTCATACCCCCCTACTGATCCCTCACTAAAACCGTTCATTATTAAATATCAATAAAATATTTAAAGTCTAATGAGGCATTATTGATTAGAAGATGGATACCGAAACTATTAATGATAAGAAAAACCAAATTTATGGTCTGCTAGAAGATTTCTTTGATGAATATAACCGAATTGATTCAACAAGAATTCAAAGTCGGTGTGAAAATGATCTGGAACTGAGGAGACTATCGGATATTATTGCATCGCAAGAAAATGAAGCAAAGCAAAGGATGAAACGCATTCAGGAACTTGAGAATGAAGTTCAATCAAAGATCAAGCAGAATCATGAATATGAAACAATGATTAATTCTCTACAAGAGAAACTTAGTGTTGCTGATGAAGAAAAAGTAGAGGAAAATAAATTCAATATGGTGATCATTCAAGCAAATGAAATGTCTCAAAAGGATAGAGAGATTGAAAGACTTAATAAAGTCATTCAAGGTCTCAAACATAAAGACAAAGAAAAGGATGAACACGAACAAGGGCCAGTTCAAGAAAAAGAACAAGTCCCGGAAAAAGAACCAGTTCAGGAAAAT